CCCGTCGCCCAGCAAATTCCTGTGAGCAATGAAGCCCGCGGTTCGGAAAACTAAGAAGGCCAAGCCCTTACCGGCCAAGATGGGTCGGCCGCGCAACAACATCACCGACCACATCGCGCGCGAGCTGGCGGTGACCAAGCGCCAAGCCGAGAAGCTCGAAAAGGAATTGGAGAGCGGCGGCGACTTGGATGACATGAAGGCGGCGCGGTTGCGCAAGTTGCGTCTTGAAGGTGACCGCTTGCAACACGTCCTCGAGGTCGAGCGCGGCAAGTTCGTGCCGGCCGCGCAAGTGCGAGAAGACTTTGCTGCTCTGGGTCGAATCGTGAAGGCCAAACTTTACGGCTGGACGGGATCAATGCCCGGCCGCCTCGAGGGACTGACCGCCGCGCAGATGGTGCCGATCTTTCAAACCGAAGTGGACAAGATCCTCGGCGACTTGGCTTCCACCCCGTAGCCCTCCGATCTGACATGCCGCTTTCGGCATGTCTATGTGCCAGGCGTTTTACGACGCCGTCCGACCTAGCGAGCGCCTAACGCCGATCCAGTGGATGGAGCGGCATGTGGTTGTCCCGCACAGCGACCGCAACAGCCAGTTCGACGCGAAGACCGCGCCGTGGATGAACGAGCCGATCCTTGAGATCGGCAAGGACTCCAATGACGAGGTCATCATCGCGGCGCCGACCGGCTCGGGGAAGACGACGCTCTTCGAATCGCTCCTTTGCTGGATCGTGGCCGAGAACCCGGGGCCGACTCTCGTCACCGGCCAGACCGACAAGACCGCGAAGCAGTGGGCCGAGTCCCGCCTGGCTCCGATGTTCGATGCGGTCGATGCGGTGCGGCGGCTTTACCCGCAAGACCGCCATGCCAAGCGCAAGACCGAGATTCTCTTCCGCCACATGCCGCTCTTTATCGGCGGCGCTAACCTCACCAGCCTGCAAGAGAAGTCGATCCGCTGGTGTATCGGTGACGAGGTCTGGCGCTGGGAGCCTGGCATGGTCGGCGAGCTGCGCCGGCGAACGCACGACCGATGGAATGCGCGGGTCATTCTGGTCAGCCAGGGCGGCGAACAAGGCGACGATTTCCACGAGGCGCAAGACATGGCCGAGCTGCGCCTCTTCTCGTGGCAGTGCCGCTGCGGGGCGGTGAAGCCCTGGCAATGGGAAGACATTCAATACCAGCACACCGTCAGCCGCGAAGGTGTGACCGACTGGGACGCCACGGCCGCCTCGGTGCGGATGGTCTGCCCGACGTGCAAGGCCGAATACACCGATGACCCGCGGACCCGCCGCGCGTTGTCGAGCTGCTCACGTTACGTCACGTCACGTCCCGGCGCCCCTGGCAAGATTGGCTTTCAGTATCCAGCAACCGCCGTCTGGTGGATTCCCTGGTCGACGCTGGCCATCGAGTGGATCAAGGCCAACGAGGAGGCCAAGCGCGGCGACACGACGCTACTGCGGCAGTTCATGCAGAAGCGCCTCGCCCAACGCTGGGAGGACCGCGGCACCGGCGCCCACGACGATGACGTCCTCGCCTGCCGCGGCAAGTATCTCAAGGGCAACTGTCCCATCGAGGAGCCCGCCATGGTCACGCTCTGCGCCGACCCCGGGCAGGACGCCACGCATTGGAGCGCGGCCGCGTGGAGCAAGGACGGCGCGTGCCACGTCTTTGATTACGGCACGGTGCTAGCGCCCGAGGCCTTGCTTGAGTTTGAAAGCCAACGCTGGGAAACCCCGAGCGGCAAGCCGGTGCGCGTCGAGGTCGGGCTGGTGGACTCGGGTGATTTCACCAACCGGATCTACGAACTTTGCGCGCGGTCCAAGGGCATGCTGCTTCCCTCGAAGGGCACGGCGTTTTCTTTCGGCACCTGGTCGGTGGGCACAGCTAAGGGCTACGAGCCGATGCAGCTTTACACCTACGTGGATTACCAGGCGAAGGTGGCGCTCTACTTGGAGAAGATCCACCGTCGCAAGGCACCCTTCCTTTGGTTCCCTGCCGATGCCGATGATGAGTTCCTCCGCGGGCACATGGGCCAGCGCATCGTGATCCCCAAGGGCGGCAAGCGAAAGGAGTGGCGCAAGGTGGCCGCCGACCACTTTGGCGACTGCACCAAACTCCATGTCGTTTCCTCGTGGATCGTGCGCGCATTATTTGACGCCGCGGCGCCAGAAGATGGACGGATTCAAGAAACGACTTAGGCGACTGCTCCGCACCCGGGCCTGGTCCCGCGGCGACGTTGAGCGTCTCAGCGACAAATGCTTTGCCGCGGCCGAGGCCGGGCAGGACATGGTCAGCATCACGGGTCTTTCCAGCGACGCCGGCCAGCACAGCGGCGTTCTTACCCTGTCGGCCCGCGAAGTCGGCACCGCCTGCGAGGAGATCCTTGATGAGCTGGATTTGGGCGGCGGGCGCATAAGCAACGTCAATTTCTCTGGCCAAGTGGTGGCCGGCTAAATTGCAGGGTCGACAAGCGGTTAAGTCACGAGGCCCATACCCTCGCATGCGCGGGTTCGAATCCCGCCCCTGCTACGGCGACAGAGTAAAACCCCCAAAATCAATGGGTTAGCAGGGGGCAAAAATATTTTCAAAAAAGGTGATCTTTTTTCTTGCATACGCAAGCAGCTTGCGTAGTTTGGGGGCATGAGCACAACGCTCCTCCAAGGCCAAGCCGCCCAGCCGAACAAAGTCGGCGGCATTCAAATCCCAACTACACGCGCCAAAGGCATCTTTGACGCGATGTGCGATCCTTCAAACTGGAAGCTGCCAACGCAGCGATTCGTTACCAGCGACATTGAGGTGCTGCGCGAAGTTGCGTATGCGCTTGAGTTTTATCTCGGTGGCTTTGAGGTCACTGACCTTGGCGCCAACGAGCACGAAGTTTGTTCGCGCGGCTACTACCACTACGTCGGCGCCTAACCACCCGCGCAGGGTTCCATCCCCCGCGCAAATCACCACACAAAATGAACATCACCGAAATCGCACACGCCGCCGCGCACTTTAACGAGGCGCACGACTACGACATCGCTTCCGCTCTCAAGCTGACCGAAATCGTGATCCGCCACGCGCACACCGTTCAACTGGCCCGCATCAAATCTGCCGACCCTCAACTGGAGCTTCCTATTGAGGTTGGCAACGATGCCATCTAACATCGCGGGCGTGAAGTGCCCGCATTGCAAAAAGCCTTTGCCTTCCAGTTTCGTGGATACCCGCGCGGCTGGGGGCAAGGGCGGCAGGGCAAAAGGGCCATCCAAGGCTCGAAGCAGCGAGCAAGCTCGCGCGGCTGTGCTGGCTCGTTGGGCCAAGCATAGGAAAGCGACCAAAGTCTGACGTTTGACACGCCACGCGCGGCGTGGCGGAAATCAAGAAATCAAGCTGGGGCGGCAAGCGCGAAGGAGCCGGCCGCAAGCCCAAGAGCCTCGCGGCCCCGCCGGCCGAAACCAGCCTCGCCGCCTATGAGGGCGCCGAGCCGCACGCCTCCCGCGGCTACATCTACTTTCCGACGCTCAACCCCGCCCTCGAGCTGACACCCCTCAAGCGCGAGACCTTGATGAAGAAGGCGCGCTGGTTGACCAACAATCAGGGCTTTGCCCTGCGCGCCGTCGACGGCATCTCCCGCTACTGCGTCGGCACCGGCATCATCCCGCAGTGCCGCACGGCCAACTCCGAGTTCAACCGCGCCGCCGAGCGCCGCTTCGAGGACACGGTGTGCAACGAGCCAGGCGCATTCGACCGCGCGGGCCAAGTGAATTTCTACGAGGCCCAAGCCCTGATCCTTCGCCAGATCATCACCGACGGCGACTTCTTCGGGCAGTTCATGAAGTCCGCCGCAGGGCAGGGGATGATGCGCTTTGTCGGCGCCGAGAACGTCGGCAACGCCGCGGCCATGGCCATGAACTACGACCAAGCCGAATGGGTCGACGGCGTGCGTCTGGATGGCTTCGGCCGCCCGATTGCCTATCGCGTGCTCACCTCCGACAAGCGCGTCAGCCGCGACATCCCCGCGGCCGACATGCTCCACTTTCGCAAGATCCGCCGCAACGGTCAGGCGCGCGGCGTCAC